TTCGTCCCGCAAGCTGTTGCGCGAACCGGTGCGTTTTACCTCACGCTTGCCCCGCTTTGTGTCCACACAATCCCAACACAACCCTTGCAACTCGTTTGCGGCCAAGCCGGTAAGTGCGGCAGTCATAACCAACGTATGCAAAGCCACATCCATATCGGCCGCCAGTATCTTTTGCACTTCTTCCAGCGTGTAACCATCACGCTCACCGGCGGCGCCTTTAATGGGTTCCCGCCCGCCTTCCCGGCACGGGTTGTGCTGTAAATATTCTTCGTTCATTGCATACCGGCAAACCATACTCAACGTATGCATTACCTCGCGTTGCGTTTTGCCGCTTAAACCATTGCGGCGCATTTGCTTAATAAAGCGGTTTACGGACGCGACAGTGATGTCGCTGATCGGTAAGCTTTGGAAGTGTGGCGTGATGTGGAGCCTTATATGGCGTTCATCGTTTTCCCAAGTTTCAACACGGATGCCGCCATCAACCCCAATATCGTTGCGGCGATCATTTAGCGCATCAGCCGCTACATCAACCAAAAGCTTTTTGCTTTTGCTTTCCTGTTCCTTGTGCAAGTCGGCAAACACCTTATCGCGTGCCGCTTGCCATGCCCGGTAAGTCGGTTCGGTAAACTTGCGGCGCTTGTTATTTTTGTTGTCACGATAATAAATAACGCCGTAAAGCTTGCCGTTTTTTTTCGCTGTAGGAAAATCAGTCATTGCAAGCCCTCACTGCTTCATCGCCTTTAACCACAAAAGACCGGCTTTTATACCAGCCCTTCAACTGCTTTTTATTTAAACCCTCACCGCGCGCACCTTGCGGCACAACATCAAGCGATAATGTGATGCCATGTTTATCGGCCAAACTAATGAACCAATCTAAAGCGGCCGACCCGGCGCCGATGCGGCGGGGGTTAGAGGAAATGTATCCAAGCCGCATTTGGCCATCTTTGAAGCCATCCGTTAATTCAAACATGACGCCAGCCGTTTGCCCGCCAATGTGCATTTGGTAAATCCGCAACGCATTGCTAAATGGGTGTTCAAAAGTCAGCCGATAAAACTCATCAACAAAAGCCAAGTTGCGGGGATGCTTTTTTAATCTGTTAAAGTTTATCATTACACCGCCCCCAACTCTGCATTTTCGGGAATCAGCGTCACCAAAGCATCTTTGTGGTTCACGTTTATTTTTATTTTTTCTTGCTTGGCGAGGCAAACGGGGTTTTCACCCACATATTCGCGAAAGCCAATTATAGCCGTGCCATCTTTTACATTACGGTCAAACTCAGCCGTCACGATACCCTTGCGGCCATCTATTTCGATCTGAAACTTATAGTCATCAAGATCAAACCAGTTATTTGCGACCCAAGCATAAGATTTTATTTTAAACATTTGCACCTCCATGTATGGGGCGGGGCTGTTAAGCCGCCGCCGTTGTTCTTGCCCAATAACGGTCTGCCGCATCACGTTCAAATGAAGCCACATCACAACCAATTTCGTCAGAATGCATAACTACCATCCACATATGCGCGTCATACTTTGATGTAACGCCATGCGCTTCCAATTCTTTGGTTGCCTTTGCATGATAGTATTTGATCACTTGAATTAGATTTTTTTGCTTTTTAGTTAATTTAGCCATTTTTTTGCACCTCCATGCTTTGTTTGTACTCTGAATATATGCGCGCTATGCATTAAAGTAAACCCCCTCAACGCATAAAAATGCATATAATCCGAAAAAAACCTGACGGTTTGGTGCTATGGTTGGTGCTACGCGGTAGGCTTTAAACACAAAAAAACCCCACCGCCGAAGCGATGGGGGTTCCTGGTAAATATATGTTTTAATTAGTTTTTTTGGTTGCGGGGGCAGGATTTGAACCTGCGACCTTCAGGTTATGAGCCTTGCCAAAACCCGCGCTTTTTCTGCGTTGCGGCAGTTTGGTGCTACTAAGGTGCTATGAAAAACCTAAACAAAAAACATGGTGCTCTTTTGGTGCTATTTAGTGCAACGGCGCGATTATTTTGCGACTCCTTTAAATTTTTCAAAACTACGCATGCCGCCCAAACCCAACATGCCAAGCAAAATGGTCATCAAGCTATCCATATCAAAAGCCGGGTATTGCACCGGCGGGATGCCCATGTGAGCAGTCACAACGTCAGCCGTTGGGAAGATCAAAAAGTGCGCCAGTAAAGCAACGCCGCAAGTCCATCCAATAAACGGGCGCCAGCCGGCAACAAAAATATTGCGGCTTTGGGCTTCGGCTTTATTTATTTCTAACTGCCCGCGCGCTAATTCGTGCGCGTGTTTTTCAGCCATCGTTGATATTTCGTGAGCCAACTTTTGCTTGGTATCAGCATCCGGCACAAACTTATCTAAAATGCCACTAACAGCGGGTATCAACGCACCAATCATTTTAATGTTTCTCCGTGTTTAGCCAGACCGCCAAACTGCCGGTCATCGCACCCGTAACGACTGATATGAGGCTGGCCTGTTGGGTTGATAAATCTGGCATTTGCAATGCCCACTCTATGCAACGGATATAGACCAGCGTCATAACAAGCATCATAAAACGCGGAAGAATGCGCCAAGCTAAAAACCGTTCCGCGCTCATACCCATTCGCCTTTTCGCATCATTTGGCTAAGATGGTTGGCTCGGTTTGGGGTTTGTTGCGCCCATAACGAATTTAGCATTTCGTTGCTGGCGGTGTGGTAATCACCAACCAATAACGCCGCTTGGAAATTTTGGAACTTATCAAAATTTGGCCGGCCTAATTGGAACAGCATGCTAATAATTACCGCTTGCCGGGCTTCATCAAGTTTAGGGTAAAACGGGTAAAGCATGGCTTCATCTTCGCAACGCTGTAAATCGTTGGCCAAAAGCAAGTTAATTTCATCCTCGCTTAAACCGCCGCCTTTACGTTCATCAATTAACCGGCCAACGCCAATCGTCCAATAACCGTGCGTGTCCTGATAGGCGTGCGAAACAACGCCTTCATGTTCTTTTACAAGATCAAGAAGCTTGCTCATCATCAAATTCCTTTTGCATAAGTTTGCTAGCTGTCACACCCAAATTATAAAGTGCGGTCGCCATCGCACTATCGGATGCTTTAAACCCTCTGCCGGTTAAAAATGTTTCTACCGGTTCCCCCGTTTTGGGGTGATAACTTACCGAAACGATCATGCCCTCGCCTATTTCTTGATTAATGCACGGGCGGCGGTTCGGTAAATCTTGCATCTAAAATCTCCATTGTTTTTGTGAGGGTTTCGGTTTCAATATTTTTATCGTCAAAAAAAGCGCCGTTGCGGGTAATGGTCTTTTGCCCAATGTTTTCTATTGGCATAAAAAAAACGCGCCTATGCGGCACGCTAACCATCGCGGCAAAATCATAATCTTTTATTGAGGGGAGCCGTTTATCGCCGCCAATGCCAAAATGCCATTGAAGCTTATCCGGCCTATCGGAATGAAATGAGCTTGCTTTGACTTGGCAACGCCACATGCGTTGGCCGCGCGAAACTATAATGTCAAATCCGGCTTGCGGCGCAATAACGGTTTGCCACTGATACATTTCAAGAACGGCGGCGGCGATGTACTCGCCAATCCGGCCAACGGTAATTGCACTCATATCTAGCGGGGCATAAACCCAATTAGCATGGCAAGCTTTGCGCCTAATGCGCCAACCAAACCGGCAAAGCCCGCTACCAACATCAATGTTTTCCAACCGCCTTTTGCTTGTAACGCTAGTTCATGCAGTTCTTTTAAAGTGGCTCTGGTTTCAGCCATTTCGCGTTCTAAAGTCCGCAACCGGCTTGTTAGTTCACCCAACTCACGTTCAACGCTCATGACGCCCCCACAATGCTTGCAAAAACAAAAACAAACAGCCCAACGGCTACTCCGACAATACCGGCGACAAGTAACGCCGCCTTAATTGTTTCTTCCATCTGATGTTGCCTTCTACGCGCTTCGATTTGCGCTTTTTTGATCGCCTCTTTTTGCTCACGCAATGCTTGATTATGATGGTCAATTATTTCTTGCCAAGTTGATGGTTGCCCGGCGGGCTTTGGCCAACGCATGTTTATAAGCGATGCAATTTCTTGCATTTGCTCGGCCAGCCGTTTTGACTCTAATACGGCATCGATGCTGGTTTTAAATTTTACATCGCCAACACCGGCTTGCCGGTTGCGCTCATCGTTTAATTTTTTTTGCGCGCTAAAAAGTGTTGAAATTTGGTCGGATAAATCGGCAACCGATTGCACATCATTTATCCGCGCCTTTATGAAGCCAATGGCATTCGATGCCGCCGTTACGGCGGCGATTGCTGTTGTGATTGGCTCCATTGGTCATTATTCCGATGGGGCCGGGTATTGTGCTTTAATTTCAGCAACGTGTGCTTGCCAAGCTTCCAAGCCATTTTCGGTAATGTATTCTATTTGGCTGTGAACATCACCATAAGCCGCCATGCGGTTTTGCAAATAATCAGGAATGACAGGCGCATCAGCCTCATCAACAATAGGCCCCTCATCTGGCATTTTTACCGCATTTCGGGTTTGCCCAACCGCCACATGTGATGGCGCCACACCTACTTTCGGCGCATAAGCAAAAGCAAGATCATCAACTTCCTCTGGCAACATGCTTTGCGCCAAAGTTGCGTTGGCATAACTGCCATCAGCATAACGAAAAGTCGCAATGCCATTTTCAATTTTTTCTATTGTGTATTCCATAAGATCACCATTTTTTCATTGGGCAAGTTGAAGATTTTATTTTTACCTTTAGCGGCATAATGCATCCGCACTTTTTGCATTGCGAAATCGGCTTGCGAAACCATTCGCATTGTTTGCAAATTTCTAATTTTTCAAAAGGTGTCACTTGTCACCTCTAAAAAAAAGCGGCCTACGCGTTTGTATTCGTAATGCTTCAAAAGTTCTTTTTCATCCCATTGCGTATATACGAAACAATCATCGTGACCGTTTATGTTTTGCAATCCGGTGTTGATTAAAAACTTAGGGGACAAATTTAGCGCAAGGTCTAGAATTGCTTGCCTCTCGCGAGGCAAAGCGCAAGAAATTACACCTCCATAGGCAAACGAATAATCAAACGATCCAGATGGGATTTGCCTGTACTCAATCACAGGACTGTAAGGGTCATAGCAAGTTATGTTTAGACCCAGCAGACGCTCAATATCACCAAGCCCTGCACCTATGCTCAAAATTTT